CGTTGGAGGATGTGTAATGGCTAAAAAAAGTTTATCAGAAATGCTTAACGGGATTTCTCGATTTGGGCTTCTGACAATTATCGGAGAAGCAAGCCCTCGCATAGTTGGAGGCAGGGCGCGCCGGTTCGTAAAGTGCCAATGTGACTGCGGGGGAGAAATTGTTACAAGAATTGACGGACTTCAGGGCGGAAGCTCAAGAAGTTGCGGGTGTCTTGGGATGGCTCAGGTTGCTGGGCTTGCAAATAAGTTTTTGCGAACTCACGGCCATTCAGCAAAAAGAAAAATGAGCGGATCTGTTTCTAGAGAATATTCAACCTATACAAATATGAAAACGCGATGCTTCAACCCATCATCTGATAAGTTTTTATATTACGGCGCTAGAGGTATATCTGTATGTAGCCGGTGGGTCGATGGAGAATCAGGGCTTTCAGGGTTTGAATGCTTTCACCTTGACATGGGTAATCGCCCAAAGGGTAAAACTATTGATCGCGTTGATAACGACGGGGACTACAGTTTAGAAAATTGCCGGTGGGCAACCATGAAAGAGCAGTGTTCAACGCGCAGGAGATGGGGCACAGTTTTCAGATCGGAGCCTTTGGGGGTATAATTATGGCCATGAAATTACTAGACAAAGTTTCGGTTGATGAAGGCAGCGTTAGGCGTACCGATGACGGATACCTCGTTGCAATAGCCCGTGTAGGCCGTGCCAATAACGTCCAGGTTTACACGGGCGATGAAATGGAAAAGCCCGAAATGCCATTTGTTCGGGTTTACCGACCGGCCTCAGAGGTGTTTTCAAAAGACGCGATGACCAGCGTTGCTCACAAGCCAATGACGAACGATCACCCTGTTGATGGCGTTTCAGCTGACACATGGAAGCGGGACGCAATCGGGCAAATGGGCGACGAGATCACGAAGGACGGCGAGTTTGTTCGCGTTCCTCTGGTCATGATGGATGGCGCTGCAATCAAGGATTACGAAGCCGGTAAGCGAGAGCTTTCTCTCGGCTATAAAGCTGACATCGAATGGAGTAGTGGATTCACGGACAGCGGCGAACAGTACGACGCTATCCAGCGAAACATCCGCGTTAATCACATTGCCCTTGTCGATCAAGGCAGGGCCAATCAAGAATTCCGCATCGGAGACGGTGCGAATCACTGGGGCGCTCGCCCTACAACCCGCAGTACAGATGACAGGACACACAGTATGACTGACAAACTCAGAACTGTGGTTGTGGACGGTCTATCGGTAAGCATTACCGATGAGGGCGCTCTAGCCATTGATAAGCTACAAACCGCCGTTGCAGACGCGCAGAAGAAAACCGCTGACGCTGAAGCCAAAGCAACCACCGACATGAGCGAAAAAGAAAAGAAAGTAGCCAAACTTCAGGCCGAAATTGACGACTTGAAAGGCAAGGTTATGGACGAGGCCGCACTTGATAAGCGGGTTCAGGATCGCGCTGAACTGATCGGCAAGGCCAAGCTCATCGCTAAAGACCTCGACACAACCGGCGTCAGCGATGCAGGCATCCGCAAAGCCACCGTTGCAGCCAAGCTGGGCGATGCGGCTATCAAGGACAAGTCCGAGGCATACATCGATGCCCGCTTTGACATCCTCGCTGAAGATTCCGAAACTGTTACTGACTCGTTGCGACATATCGGCGGCGTTAAATCCACAGACGGCGCAGGCGGCTGGAACGATTCAGCCTTTAAGTCTGCCGGTGTCAAAATGAAGAAGGAAGCGTAAATCATGGCGACTTTAACCAAAATTCAATCCAACGCGTCGTTTATCGTCAGCGAGTCCAACGGCTTTCGCTCACGCGATGATGTCACTGTGACTGTCCCGGCAAACACCACCTACGCCGCCGGGACCATTCTTGGCAAGATCACCGATACCGATAAATTTGTTCGGCACGCTGCCAGCACAGTTACTGATGGCTCACAAAACGAAGCGGGCATTCTTTACGAAACCCTGACCAACACAACCGGCTCAGCTGTAGACAACGAAGCCGTTTCGTTTGCACGTGACGCTGAAGTTAACGGCTCTGAACTGACGTATGAAGTCGGGGCAGATGCTTCACAAATCACCGCATCCAATTTGGCCCTAAAGGCCCTTGGCATCATCGTTCGATAAGGAAACCTCTCATGGCTTCAATGGACATTTTCAATAACAGTGCTTTTTCCATGACGTCCTTGTCGGGCGTTGTGAACAAACTGGACTACCAGCCCCAATTGCTGGGCGAGCTGGGCATTTTCGAGCCCATGCCTGTCCGTACTCGTACCGTCTTTGTAGATCGCCGCGATGGCGTACTGACACTCATCCCAACAAGCCCGACTGGCTCCGCGCCTTCTGAGCTTGCCGGCGATGACCGCGATGCTGTACCACTCAAGACCACACGGCTGGCCAAGGGCTTTACGCTCTACGCTGAAGAGATCCAGGGCATCCGTGCTTTCGGTTCCGAGACTGAGCTGGAGCAAGTGCAGGGCGAGTACCTGCGGCGTATGGCGCGCGTCCGTGCAGACACGGAGCTGACTCACGAATACCACCGGTTGGGAGCGTTGCAAGGCAAGTTGTTGGATGCGGATGGCACAAGCGTAATCTATGATTACTTTGATCAGTTTGGTGTGAGTGAGGCGGCTGCGGTTAACTTCGCACTGACCACTGCTACAACCGACGTTCGCGGCAAGTGTGCTGCGGTTGTTCGGGCAATGGCTCGATCTTCCAAGGGCGCTTTCACGCCGGCAACTCAGGTGCATGCTCTCGTAGGCGATACGTTCTACGACCTGCTGATCAATCATGATCAGGTGCGGAAGACGTTCGAGGGATGGGCAGCTGCTGCTGATCTTCGACAAGGCGCGGCATTCAATGCGTTCACCTACGGCGGCATCACGTTCCACAACTACCGTGGCACTGATGACGGCTCTAGCGTGGCGATTGCTGCAACCGAAGCGAAGTTCTTCCCCGTTGGCGCAAGCGGCGTCTTCAAGAAAGCGATGGCACCGGCTGAGTTTGGGCCATACGTTAACACCCTGGGTATGGACACTTACGGGATTAACATCCCTGACCGTGACCGCCAAGCATGGACTCGTGGCGAGATCTACAGCTATCCGCTGTATCTGGTACAGCGTCCTGAGGTACTGCGCAAAGGCGTATCAAGCTAATCAACGCGGGGGCTTCGGCCCTCGTTTTTTCAGTATCAGGAGGCGACCATGCCAACCTACAAAATCGAAAACAACTCCGGGCGCGACAAGGCCGTAAAGGTCTATGGCGGTAGTGAGATTGTGAAAGCCGGGAAATCCGCAACCGTGGACAATCCGCAAGAATTCAACAGTGAGCAGATCGAAGACTACGCGGCGCTTGGTGTAGTGATTACGCTGGCAGGAAAGCCAAAGATGAGTAAGCCAGAGTCCAAGTCCACCAAGGAGTAACCCATGCCAGGCTACGGAACAGACATCGGCTTTGAGGACTATGCAGCGGCTAACGGGTATGACATACCCGCCGGCACCGTAGCTGCGGCCCGCTTGCGTGGTTCCGTTTATCTGGATGGCCACTATTACCAGCGCTGGCCCGGAGAGCCCACCGGCGGCGTAGATCAGGAACGCTCATGGCCGCGAAAGAGTGCGGCTGACCGTTTCGGCAATTCGATTGATGACGCTGCTGTGCCCGCACGTGTGGTCAGTGCATCGTATGAAGCGGCCTTGCTTGAGCTAGGCACTCCGGGCTTTTTCTCCAAGACGTTTACCGAGGCTGATAAGAAGGTGCTGGTTAAGGTTCAAAGCATCTCGTGGGTACACACCGGCAACAGCAAAGGCGACAGGTCATCTTCTCCGGTTTCGACGGTAATTGAAAACATCTTGGCTCCCATCCTGACACCCGATGACCTGCCAGCCGCGCTGGTAGTGTCATGAGCGTAAACTACACAGAAATCGCGGCTGAAGTAGACAAGGCCATCAAGTCGGTCGCCTCCACCGATGCAGGCTATCCGGCAACCATTCGCCGCCAGTCATCAACCGGCGGTGATCCATGGGATCCTGTGACCACATCAACCTACACGACCGTTCGGGTAATTGAAGAAAACCGGCGTGTCAGGTCTGCTG